ACAAGACCTTAAAGCAATCCACGGTCTTGACGCTGAATCAGAACTAGCAAACATCTTGTCTGCTGAGATTCTTGCGGAAATCAACCGCGAAGTTATCCGTACAATCAACGTAAAAGCGAAGCTTGGCGCACAAACTTCAAACACAGCAGTAAATGGTGTATTTGACGTTGATGGCGATTCAGACGGTCGTTGGTCAGTAGAGAAGTTCAAAGGTCTGATCATGCAGATCGAACGTGAAGCAAACGAAATCGCACGTGAAACACGTCGCGGTAAAGGTAACTTCATCATCTGTTCTTCAGACGTTGCATCTGCTCTTGCAGCAGCTGGCATGTTGGACTACACTCCAGCTCTATCAGCTAACCTAAATGTTGATGACACAGGCAACACATTTGCTGGTGTTCTTAACGGTCGCACAAAAGTATACATCGACCCATATGCAGGTCAGGACTATGTAACTGTAGGTTACCGTGGTACTAACCCATACGATGCTGGTCTATTCTACGCACCATACGTTCCATTAACAATGGTTCGTGCAGTTGGTGAGTCTGACTTCCAGCCACGTATCGGCTTCAAAACTCGTTACGGCATGGTTGCTAACCCATTCGTGGGCGGCGCTGGCTCAAGCGAAACTGGCACAGATCGTGCTAACCAGTACTACCGTATCTTCGCTGTAACAAACATCCTAGGTACATAATAATAAGAGTAGGATTAACCTACCTTTCTTGAGGGGCTCTTCGGAGCCCCTTTTTTTCGTTATAAATAGTATAAAGCAACTTAAATGGAAAATCACTATGGCTTACACAAAGGAAATCAATTATAATTTAGAACCAACTTCTTATTTAGAGGAGCAACAGACATTTGCAAATCCTGCAGGTTTCCGTCTAGTTATTGATAGCCTAAAGTATCCAAATGCTCAATACACTGTTCAAGCTGCAGCAATTCCAGATCTTTCGGTTCCTGGCGCTGCGATGAATACACCAAAAAGAAATATTTTAATGGCTGCAGATAAGTTAGAATATGCTCCATTAACTCTTACGTTCTTAGTAGATGAAAACTTTACTAACTACCAAGAAATTCACGATTGGATGTTTGGTATGGTTGGACAAGATGATTTAGGAGATCGTAAAACTAGGGATCTTACACTCATCATATATAATTCTAGTAATAATGTGGTAAAAGAAATTCAGTTTGCGGACGCACATCCAACTAGTCTTTCTTCTCTTCCATTTGAAGTAACGAACGAAACAGTAAACTACTTAACAGCAGTTGTGGAATTCCAATACAGTTATTATAAATTTTTATAAAGGTTATTTTATATAATGTTAAATCTTGAAGACGTTTTGAAAATGTGGGCTAAAGATTCTGAAATTGATGATATAAGATTAGATGAAGCCTCAAAAAAGACTGCCTCTCTTCACGCAAAATATTTAGAAATGTTATCTGTAACTAAGCTTCAATTGAAGCGTAGAGATATGGATTTTAAAATTTTGCTTAAAAACAAATGGCTTTGGTATAATGGTAAAATGACAAAAGATCAAATCGATGAGCTTGGGTGGGAATACGATGCTCTTAATGGTTTGAAAATTTTGAAAGGTGAAATGGATTACTATTACGATGCTGATCCACATATTCAAGAAGCACAAGCCAAAATCGATTATCTTAAAACTTTAATTGAGACTTTAGAGGAAATTATAAATAATATTAGGTGGAGACATTCTACTATTAAAAATATGATTGACTGGAGAAAATTTGAAAGTGGTGGATAATGGATGTTATAAAGATTCAAAATAAGAATCATTCATTTTTACATGTAGATTGTGAACCATCTGTAGCAAACGAATTATCAGACTTTTTTACTTTTTATGTTCCTGGTTATAAATTCATGCCAGCATATAAAAATAAAATCTGGGATGGTAAGATTCGTTTATATGATGTTCGTAAAAAAGAATTACCGGCTGGCTTATTTCGTTACGTAGAGGAATTTGCTGGAACACCAGGTAGAGACTATCAGCTTGAATTACTCCATGATAACTATTATGGATTACCTAATACTGAAGCTGATATTGATATGTCGTTTATGAAAGAAATGACTATTACATCAAAAGGTAAACAAATTGAGCCAAGGGACTATCAATTACAAGCGATTGAGCATGGATTAAAAAATAAGAGAGCTTTACTTATTTCGCCAACTGCTTCTGGTAAATCTTTAATCATTTACTCAATGCTTAGATGGTACCTGAAAAATAATGATAAAAAAGTAATTATCATTGTTCCTACTACTTCGCTAGTAGAGCAAATGTATAAAGACTTTGGAGATTATTCTGAGTTTGACGATACGTTCAACGTAGATAAATTATGTCATAGAATCTATTCAGGAAAGGAAAAGATCTTTGACCAACAAGTCGTTATTACAACTTGGCAGTCGATTTATAAAATGCCCGGTCACTGGTTCGAGCCATATGGCATGGTGATCGGAGATGAAGCACATAATTTTAAGGCTAAGAGTCTTACTTCAATTCTTACGAAATGTCGTGAGGCTGAATTTAGATTTGGTACTACTGGTACGCTTGATGGTACTAATACGCATAAACTTGTTTTGGAAGGCTATTTTGGACCGGCGCATTACGTCACTACGACAAAAAGTCTTATGGATCAGGGAGCGCTTGCGGAACTAGACATATCAGTACTTTTACTAAAATATTCTGATGAAGAATGTAAGCTAATAAATAAAGTAAAGTATCAAGAAGAAGTTAATTTTATTGTTAAACATGAAAAGCGAAATAACTTTATTTCTAATTTAGCTCTAGATCAAGATGGAAATACCTTAGTACTATTTCAACTTGTAGAAAAACACGGTAAGCCTTTGTATGATTTAATTAAGGCAAAGGCTCACGAACGAAGAAAAATATTTTATGTCTCTGGTTCTGTAGATACTGATATTAGAGAACAAATCAGAGAAATTGTGGAAAGGGAAAAAAATGCAGTCATTGTTGCAAGTCTTGGTACCTTCAGTACTGGTGTTAATATACGGAATTTGCATAATATCATATTCGCTAGCCCAAGCAAATCTCAAATCAAAGTTTTACAGTCGATTGGACGAGGATTGAGAAAGAGTGATGATGGTAGAGAGACAAAGCTATATGATTTAGCTGATGATCTTCATTGGAAAAGCAATAAGAACTATACACTAAATCATGCGGCAGAACGCATTAAGATATATACTAAAGAAAAATTTAAATACAAAATCTACGAGATAACTTTATGACAGAAAAAGATCCTTTGGATGATATGGACATTCAGCACATAAAGTTGTCTGATGGTAGCGAAATTATTGCATATATAAATGGTACTGAAGGTGCTATGGTGATTATGGAAAGACCTATGAATTTGAATTTAGCAATGACAACCGGTGGCAATGATACATATTACTTTACAAAATATATGCAATTTGCTAAGAGAAATATAATTAAGCTAAACTCGCGTAATATAATCTCAGCCTCTGAAGTTAGAAACGATATTAAAGAAAAATATATTCAAGCGGCTCTTAAAAGTGATTCACATGACGAATTACAAAAGAATGACTATGAAATGGAACAAGCTTCTGATGATGATATGGATCTAAATTATATGGAACCTATATCTAAGAAACTACATTAAGTGGGTATATCCCCCTCTCTCACCAGACTCTATTAATTATACCACAGGTTTGCAAATCTGTAAACCCCTAAAATGCATAAAAGTGCAATATTTTTAAAAAATAACTGTAAAAAAGTGTTGTACAAATCCTTAGAATTAGTTTATAATAATAACTAATAATATACACTAGGAGCTATAATATGACTAAAAAAATCAAGCCTAGAGATAAGCCACATTATGTCAACAATAGAGAATTTTCTCAAAAGGTTGTTGAATATGTAGAAACTGTACGTCAAGCTGAAGCAGAAGGTAAACAACTTCCAGTAGTAACAAACTATATTGCTAATTGCTTCCTTAAGATTGCCGAAGGCTTGTCTCACAAATCTAATTTCATTCGATATACTTACCGTGAAGAGATGGTAATGGATGCTGTAGAAAATTGTTTGAAAGCAATTACAAACTACAACATTGAAGCTGCCACTCGTACAGGTAACCCTAATGCTTTTGCATACTTTACTCAAATTTGCTATTATGCGTTTTTACGTCGAATCGCAAAGGAAAAGAAACAACAAGACATTAAATTTAAGTGGATCGAAAAAGCTTCAGTTGATGAATTCTTAGAAGCAGGTTTTGACGGTGATTCTGATCAAGGCCGCTATTTTGTTGACCAACTTCGTTCTCGTATCGATAAAGTAAAAGATACTGATAAGCAAATTAAAGATTTTGCTAAAGAAGAAAAGGTTAGAGAGAAGAAAGCAAAAGGCATTGAGTTATTCATGGGAGATTGATATGGGACTAAAAGAAGAATTTATTTCTTATTGCGAATGGCAAAGAACAGCAGATGAACTATTAAGATCGCAGTCACCTAGTTCTAATTCTGTAATTCAAGCTTTTGAGAAAGCTAATACTATGAAAAAATCCATTATGGAAAAACTTGAGGCTATTGATGAAGCTCGCAATTATTAACGATACTCATTGTGGAATTAGAAATTCATCTGAAATTTTTATTAAAGATCAAGAGAAGTTTTATTCTGAAGTCTTTTTTCCATACTTAAAAGAAAATAATATTAAGCAAATTCTCCATCTTGGAGATTATTACGATCATCGTAAATTTGTAAATTTTAAAGCTCTTAATTCAAATCGTAAAGTGTTTTTAGATACTCTCAAACGCGAGGGTATTCATATGGATATTATTCCAGGAAACCACGATGTTTTTTATAAGAATACGAATGATTTATGCTCTTTGAAAGAACTACTTGGTTATTATACTTCGAATGTAAATATTGTAATGAAGCCAAAAGTTCTTGATTATGATGGTTTGAAAATTGGTGTAGTACCTTGGATCAATTCTGAGAATTATGCTGAATCAATTGAGTTTATCAAAAAATGTCCTGCTCCAATTCTTGGTGCGCACTTAGAACTTATTGGTTTTGATCTAATGCCTGGAATGCCAAACACTCATGGCATGAGCTCAGAAATCTTTGAGCGTTTTGAGTTGGTAATGTCTGGTCACTTTCATACTAAATCAAGTCAAGGGAATATTCATTATCTTGGTAATCAAATGGAGTTTACTTGGTCTGATTGTAATGATCCAAAGTATTTCCATATTCTTGATACCGAAACCCGTGAACTCACGCCCGTAAGAAATCCAAACACATTGTACAAAAAAGTATTTTACAATGATGAAAAAAATGATTATAATAATTATGATACGTCATCTCTTATAGATAAGTTTGTTAAACTAATTGTGGTAAAGAAAACTGATCCATTTTTGTTTGATAGATTTGTAGATCGTATTCAGAATGAAGATATTCATGAATTAAAAATTGCAGAAACATTTGAAGAATTTACTGGCGATAATGTAGATGATGAATCTGTATCAGTAGAAGATACCACCGATCTTCTTGATTCATATGTTGAAGCAGTAGAAACAGATTTAGATAAAGGCCGTATTAAGAATTTAATGCGCACTTTATATGTAGAAGCACAGGCTACAGAATTAGTATGATTTATTTTAATAATGTAAGATGGAAAAATTTCTTATCAACTGGTAACGATTGGTCAGAGGTTCAATTAGATAAATCTCCAACCACTCTAATTGTTGGCCAAAATGGCGCAGGAAAGAGTACTCTTCTTGATGCTCTTTCCTTTGCTTTGTTTGGTAAACCTCACAGAAATATTAATAAGCCTCAGCTCATTAATTCTATTAATAATAAAAATTGTGAGG